CCCGCGCTGCTCGACGAGGACGGCTGGCTAGCTCTGACTGGCACACCGGGCGTAACTCCGACTGGGTACTTCCACGCAATCACAACCGGAGAGGGTTGCCAGAAGTGGCCAACCTTCAATTGGACGGTGCTGGACAATCCATTCCTTCCACACGCTCGCGAATGGCTCGCCGAAAAGTGCCGGCGGATGGGGCTCGATCCAACTTCTCCGTCGTATCTGCGAGAGTGGCTGGGTCAATGGGTGCTCGATGTCGAGTCGCTCTGTTACCCGTATAACGCAGCGCTGAACCATGAATTCGGCGCATTCAATGACGAAGGCAAGCCGGGATGGCGTTACGTTCTAGGGGTTGACCTTGGCGTCAACGACCCTTGCGCCTTCGTACTCGTGGCGTATCGACCCGAATCGCCGGAACTCCACATTGTTGAGGCTACGCAGGCGGACGGACTGTCACCGAGCGGAGCCGCCGCGCGCGTGCTTCAGTACCGCGAGCGATTCCCCGGGCTGCGCATTGTCGCGGACACTGGTGGACAAGGTAAAGCGTTTGTTGAGGAATGGATTCAGCGGTTCGGGCTTCCCGCCGAACCCGCTTACAAGCTCGGTGTGGCTGGGCAGATTGCCCTCGTTACCGGGTTGCTCCGAAGTGGCTCGGTCAAGGTTCACTCGCCAGCTGCTTCGGACCTAATTGCGGAGTGGATGCTATTGCCGTTCAACTCGGACCGCGATGGCCACGACTCGGGATATGCCGACCATCTATCGGATGCCGCTCGCTACGCCATTCTAGCGGCTCAGCCTCGGTACACTGGCGAACAAGAGGACCCGGAGCCCGGTACCGTGGAGTTTACTCGACGACAGTTAGAGCGCGAAAGGGAAGCCGCTTTCAAGCGGGGGAGCAAGATCCGTAGGACCAGAGGCGGTCTTTATGTGGTGGAACCGGGGGAAATATGGCTACCCAAGGCCGCGTAGTTGACGAATCACGGAAACGCGAGCAAACTCACGGGGTGACCGAATCCTGGCATAAATCCACAGGCGCCGAGCTGGCGACCCACGTCGTATCACTCGGGCGCTCACTGTGGCAGCAGGACTCTGGGAGACGAGCGCAGATGCGCTCCGACTTGTCGAGGTACGAGGGTTTTCGGATAGCCTCGCTCGACCCGGCAGGGTACCGAGCAAACGGGCCGCTATACGTCGACGGAATCGATGGCGAGGTAAAGGTTCGTTGGAACCTGTGCCGATCGCTAGTCGATGCTGCCACGGCTAAAGTAGCCGGCACTCAACAGCCCAAGGTGCAATTCGTCTGTTCGAACGCTGACTGGCGCACGCGGCGCAAAGCTCCGAAGCTCGACGCGTTTGTTGAAGGCCTTTGGGGCACACGACAAGAGCCTTACGCTGATATTTGGGAACTTGGCGCGCACGCTTTCCGCGATGCCGCCGTCTGCCAAATCGGATTTATCAAAACTGAATCCGACGTAGACCAGGGAGCAGTTGTCCACACGAAACCGATGCCGTGGGAAGTCGTAACGGACAGCAACGATGCGAGTCGCGGAAACCCAAAGCACATTTGGCACATTTACGGCGATACTCGCGACAATCTAAAAGCGATTCATCCAGAATCGGCGGAGTACATTGACGGCGCGCGTATTCGCGATCCGGGTGAAGACTCCTACTCGGGAAAAGTCGATGCCAAAGTCGTGGAGCGCGTTTGGGTCTATGAATGGTGGACGCTTCCTACTGGTCCAGACTCGCCCGGTAAGCACGTCAAGGCCCTTGATTCTAGTGGCGCCCCGCTCGTTGAAGAGAAGTGGGAGCGCACGTCGTTTCCGTTCGCAATCATCCGTTGGTCCCGAGCTATGCAGGGATTCGGCGGCACGTCTCTAGTTCAGGAATCGGCTGAGATTTCTGACGAGTTGAACACGGTGATCGGTCGAATGAGTCGATCGATACATCTGACGTCCATGTCGCATATTTTTGCGCCAGAGGGCGCCGGGTTAGCCGATAAGCTTGCTGACAACGAGGATTGCAAGGTTACCGAATACGCTGGCATGCAGCCGCCGATCGTGCAGAACGCGGCTCCGTTTGGCCCGGAACACATGCAGTGGGTTCAGTTGCAGAAATCCATGGCCTTCGAGATGACTGGAGTGAGCCAGCAGTCGGCAACGGCCAATAAGCAGCCAGGTATCGAAGCCGCGAGTGCGATTCGCCTGGTCGCTGACATTCAGTCCGAGCGATTCTCGCTACCTTGGCGCGCATACCAATCGATGTACGTCGAGCTAGCTCGTCATGATATTGCATGCGTGCGAGAACTGGCGGAGGCAGACAAAGACTTTGCTGCAAAGTGGCCGGGCGAAGGATTCTTGAAGACGATCAAATGGCAGGACGCTGACCTGGACGATGACTTGTACGCTATCCGAATCGGCGAGGCGCCGTCACTAAAGGGAACGGCTGCGGACCGCATGCAAACCGCTCAGGAGCTTTACGCGGCCGGAATGCTCTCTCAGGATGCATTTGCCTCTGTCCAGCGCTACAAGGACCTTCCGGGAGAGCTCGATGGCACAAGCCGACAGCGCAATCTCGTTTCGCAGTACATTGAAAACTGGCTCGATGCTACGCCCGAACAATTCGACTCGGGTGAGTTGCGTCCGGGTGTTCCGCTATTCCGCCCGCCAATTCGTTGGATGCGACTCGAGGACGCGTTGCTTCAAGTGGCTGAGGCCTATATGCAAGCGCAGATGGACGAAGCGCCCGACGAAGCTCAGGACCTGATGTTGCGCTGGATCGAAATAGCCGACAGTGAGATTCAGAAACGCGAGCAACGCATGGCTGATCTACGCTCACAGGGATCGCGAGCTATCAACGTTGGAGCGACAGAAGCACCACCGATGCAACCACAAGGACCAGCACCAGTATGAGCGAAGCAGAAACACCAGTGAGTTCAGGCGCCGAATCGGGAACCGTCACGCAGTCGCCCGGAGGGTTTACCCCTCCCGTGAATCAGCGTGAACAGCTAGCGAAGTACGAAAAGGCAGCCGAGGCAAGCGCGCAGAAAACAGAACCGGCAACGGTTACGGAATCCGCAAAACCCGCCGAGCCCGCAGCCGTTGCATCAGCGGAACCGGCAAAGCCCGTGGCGATTGACGGCGATAAGCTTGCCGGACTGCTCAAGTCTGGTGACTTCGAGGGTGCGTTACGCCTCGCTGGCATTGACCCGGCAGGGACGAAGATTCCTGCAGCTCGCTGGGCTGAGTTTCGAAAGCACGAAAAGGAATCGAAGGAGCGAATTCGCCAGGCCGAAGCTCGCACAATGCAGCGCGACAATGAAGTACGCACATTAGCCTCTGAAGTAGCTAAGCGGTTTGAACCCTATGAGAACGCTCGGAAAGCCTGGGAATCGGGCGATATCGAATCGGCACTGAAACACGCTTTTGGGGCTGACCTGGAATCACTGTCGGAGATGGCGGTAAAGCAGAAACTGGGCCAGGACCCTGAAGTAGTGGCCCTGAAACGCTGGAAAGCTGAACAGGAAAAGGCCGCCCAGGAGCGTGCCGCGGCTGAGCAGAAAGCCCAAGCCGAGCAAACTACGGCCGCTCAGCGTCGGGAATACTGCTCGGCTCTCAGCGCTGAGCTGAAAGCCGGGGACGCGACTCACGCCGCGGCGGTCGATACATTCCCGGATTTCACTGAACGGGTAATGCAAATCCAGCTGGATGCCTACAACAAATCAGGCGAGGAACTATCAGCCGCCGAAGCGGCTGGACAATTGATCGAAAAGCTGCGACCATGGCTAGAGAAGTGGTCGAAAGTGTTGGGCGACGGAGCAACGCCGAAACTCCCGAGTAGCGTCGGGGCCGCGACAGAGCCTCAGGATACCGCCCGGACAGGGAAATCGTCCGCGAAAGATGAACGAAAGTTCATCAAGAAGGCGCAGCCGGCTCCCCCGTTACCGGATACTGACTTGGACGATGATGCACGAATGGCTAATTGGAAAAAGCGATTGGTCGTTGCAGCTCGCGAAGATGGTTTCCTACCGCGGTAGAGACTCGGAAAGCGCCATGGAGTTATCCCCATGTCCGCTACAATCACAACTCTCGACGCATTCATGAAAGACAACTACGGGCCCGGCTCTAAGCGGGTTCAGAAGCTCCTTTACAAGGACTTTCCGTTCCTCGGTTACATCAAGAAAAACGTTGGTGTAGAATCCGGCTCCGGTCGGCGACTAATCGCGCCTTGCGTGTACGGTTCCGCGCAGGGGCTTTCCAGCGGGTTTACCCCTGGTCGTACCGCCGCGAGCGCAACCGGCGGGAATACCAAGTCGCAAGACTGGAACGTCGTTTGGGGCGAGTACTTCGCATTTTGCGATATCAGCGACAAGCTAATGAAACTGAGCGCGGGAAGCGGCTCCTACCTGGACACCGTAGCTCTCGAAATCGACTCGCTGTACACCAGCTGGTCCATGACGTTTAGTAAGTACTTGCTGTCAAGCTCGGCTCGCAATCTCGGAAGCTTTACCGAGTCGTCCGGTGTTTGCACGCTCGTGAATTCCGATGATGTCGTAAACTACAAGATTGGGATGCTCGTAAATGCATCGGCAAATGACGGCTCCGCGACTGGCCATGCGCTGCTAGGCTCGGGCTCAATCGGGTACATCATCGGCGTCAACCAGAACGTTGGAACGTTCACCGTTTCTGCTACCGATGGAGGCTCCGCTGGAACTCCCTCTGGCTGGACCGGAACGATGTACGCTTTCCGCTATGGCGATTTCGGCGGCACTGCTTCACCGAACACGGTCTGTCAAGGCTTTGGCGACTGGTGTCCAGCGTCCGATCCAAGTGCAACGCTGTACAACGGCGTTGACCGCACGCAGGACATCATCGCTCTGAGCGGCGTGCGCATGACCGCGGCCGAGATTGCCGGTCTATCTCTCGAGTCACGGATCAAGCGGCTCGTTACTCGCATGGCAAATCGTGGATTCGGAGCGCCCAAGGTCGTATTTGTCAACCCGGAGAAGTGGCAAGACCTTGCCGATTCGTATGAGCAACGAGCGATTGCAAGCGACCGCATCGGAACGGTTGGCACGTTCGGATACAAGGCAATCAAAGTTGTGGCCGGTGGAACTGAGGTCGATGTAATGACCGATCGTTTCGTCGGACCGACTGACGTTCTGGCTCTCGGAGATCCCGATTCGTTCACGCTCAACACGCCCGAGGAGTTCCCCGCGGTAGTCAAGGGCGACGGGCTCGACATGCTACGTAAGGTCGGGAGCAACGACTATGAACACCGGCTGGGCGCCTACCCGGCTGTGATGGCAATTCCCGGATACCTCGGACGCACCACCGCACCATAACGATTTCGGCTTGGTATCAGCGGTGCTCCTGGTCCTTGCACCGCTGATACCCGGCTGATTTCTAGGAGAAAAAATCATGAGTATACACGCAGCGTCCGCGCCTGACGCAAACAAGGCGAAGACTGCAAGTTGCCGGCTCGTGGTAGTATTCCGCGAACGCGTCGCCATCGGCTCAACGGGAGCTCCGACGCAGGCTACTGTGACAGCGAGTAGGCCGCCATCGAACGGATTCGACGATCCGGGCTTCACAATTTCCCGTACCTCAGCGGGTCTTTACGCAATCACATTTCCCAAAGGGCGCCGAGCGTGGATTGATGTCCGCGCTA